ATCTACGGTTGAAATTGAAGATATACAACTTAAGTTACCTTAAAAGAATTGTTCTAATGTAAATCATGGAAGAGATCCGTCGAACCCACAATGATGCCAAGCGAAACCTGATACAGTCTGTCACTCAAGAAGGAAATCAGATACTTGACGTTGGCTGTGGTTTTGGTGGTGATCTTCAAAAGTGGCACAGGTGTGGTGCAAACATGAGTATGTGTGACCCGGAGCCATCGGCCCTCGTAGAAGCCAGAAGTCGCGCAAAAAACATGAGAATGCGAGTAAATTTTTACGAGGGGGACATACACAACTGCCCGAATAGAAAGTTTGACATTGTGTGTTATAATTTTTCACTTCATTATATTTTTGAATCAAAGGATACATTTTTTAGTTCAATTAGGGAAATCAAGAAGAGAATGAAACCCGGTGGACGTCTCATAGGGATTATTCCAGATTCAGAAAAGATTATATTTCGAACACCTTATAACGATGATTTGGGAAATTTCTTTTTAACTAAGACTAAGTGTATGGGTCGTTATGGTGAAAAATTATTTGTGAATTTAGCAGACACACCATTCTACGCGGATGGTGTGAGATCTGAACCCATAGCTTATAAGGATCTCCTGGTAACACATCTAGAAGAGATTGGCTTCAGACTTGAGATGTGGGAGGGTCTCGAGGGAAATCCAATCTCCGAATTCTATAGCAAATTTATCTTTGTATATAAGAGATGATCGCATTCATTGTATTGTTGCTCATAAATTTATGGATTCTTCAACGAACACGCGAACCCCAGGAACTCACCGAGGTCAAAGAAAAGTACACGACTCTTCGAACACATCTCGTGAATACTGAAAATCAAAAGTATAAAATGTTGACGCGTTGTATTCCAATAACCGGAATTCGTGGTATGCGCGGCACCATTGGTTACAATACGAATAAAGGACAAGAAATAGCCATATGTGTCGACGGAACATCAAATGAGATGTTCCACGTTCTTATTCACGAACTCGCACACTGCACAGTTGATGAGTATTCTCACTCCCAGGGTTTTTGGGACAATTATGCAGAACTCCGAGATATGTGTATTGAGATTGGAATATACGAAAAAATTCCAGATAGAAAGGCTTTCTGTGGTCAGAAAATACAGGATAAATAATCTTCTTTACATATATTAAATGAAAACCCCTCTCAGTGTCTTACTGACGGTTATCTTATACTACATCGCCATATATGGGATAACAATCATACCACACATCAGTAACAACTATTATGGGAATTTGATCATTCTCACATTGGTGATACCAAACATCTTTAGACATATTGTGGGAAGTGTGCCACGCTTGGCTGTTGATCGTTTGTTTGTATTTTCGACGACGGTCATCGCGTTCGTGATAACTTTTCTCATGAACAAGTTGTGGGGTGATACGAAAGACGCGGTAAAAGAGTACGGGAGTGACAGAAGCAAGACACTTAAATTGAGTGCCTTGCTCATGACAGCTTTTACTGTTGGAGCGTTGATTACCTATTATTCAGGTATTGATAATTCAATCTATTCAAATATGGGTTGGGAATCAAATCAGGGTTTCACAATGTAAGTCTTCCCGAAGTAGAAGACAATTGCCGCAACCAAACCAGTTGACGCCAAACCAACCATGCTTCGCGCACCTTGTTCGTTGAGGAACTTGGGAACGGAGGTGACAAGTTTGTCTTGAACCGGCTTCGACACCGCGACGGCAGCCGCAACACCCGCAACGAGGGCGATGAGTTGATCATCGGTGAGGTTCATTGGGTTCTTGCTCTCTGGTGCCTTCTCAGCTTGCTGCTGCGCCATGAAAGCACCCTGGGGGTTTGGTGCTGTCATTTGTGGCATCACACCTTGCATTCTTGGCTCTTCCATCATCATTGGGGGATCCATCATAATGTCATTAATTGGAGTAGAGTCCATTGTCTGTTTATTTTGTCCCACATTTTTTTCCTGTTCTTGTGACGCTCTATTATCAATAAACACGGTAGATCTATTATCATTCAATGGAACCATCCCATCTCCATTGTCTGAAAGATTCATGGTATTTACGTTGGTAGCCATTTAGTATATTCATATGTTTTTGAAACATCTGAGTAACGCGGCCTGCTACTTTGTCTTAGTAATTTTTAAATTTGTCTTTTTTGTGGCTTTTTTTGCATCATCTTCTCGATGTTGCATGTGTTTGGGATTATACATCTTCTGGTGAAGTCTCCACAGATCGGGACTTCCAACCCTAAAGTTTTTTCTGACTGTTGCTTTATACCAATATACACAATCCTGTATTTTATTGGATTTAACGGTATTATCCAATACGAGACACTCATAGTTTTCTGTACATGCATCCATCACCTTGCAAAACATATCAAATGATGGGAAGATACCGAAGAAAGATTTATAAAGTTTTTCTCTATTTTGTATAATATTTTCACGGAGAATGAATACATAATCTACATTTGCACGAAGTGCTGGTGGTAAATCCATGACATATTGCATCGTGAGCATGAAGAAGATTTTCCAGTGTCGTCCATTCATAAAACACTGTCTAATACACGTATCTTTCAGAAACTTTGAATCGTACATACAATCATCAAGAAGCATAAAAGCACCACAATTGGTTTTACCCGCACCCACGAGTTTACGCTGTCTTGACATGACTCTTTCTATGGCATCTCGGTCGTAGTCTCCATAGACGAAGAGGTCTGGAATAAATTCTGAATAAAAATGGTTACCTTCTTCCGTCCCTGATAAAACAATGCCTGCTGGGAGGTGTTTTTTATAATACATGATGTCTTTGACTAACGTAGACTTACCAGTATTACGCTTTCCAATAAAAACACATACCCGATCATCGCCCATTGTTTCGGGTTTGAATTTCTTCAATTGAAGATTCATTCTACTTTAGCGTACCGTTTTATTTAACAAAATTTTACTCACATAAAGTAGGAATGTCAGGTCGTTTAAGACTTGCGGCCACTGGAGTTCAGGATCAATGGCTCACAGGCGATCCACAATTTTCATATTTCCTGATGAATTTTAAAATACATACAAAGTTTGCGATTGATTATTTCGAGAATCAATTTGATGGTAACATAGACTTTGATGAAATTATAACAGCTCGTGTACCAAGTGACAAGGGTGATCTCATAAAGAATATGAACTTGAAAGTTACACTGAGTGATCCAAAGCCGGATACACCTGGAATTAACGATGTATATTGGAATCCATCTATCGTCGCAAATCTCATAGAGTACGCTGAATTGGTAATTGGTGGTCAAGTTATTGAAAAAATTACAGGCGAGTATATCTATATTCACCAGCAACTACACAACAATAACGATGATACGACACAAACACTGTATTTTTTAAATGGGCATGGTAACTTTTTAACGTATACTGGAGACTATACATACTACTTGGATCTTCCATTCTATTTTTTTAGAAATCCATCTTTATCCATACCAACCTGCGCTCTTACAAAACAAAGCGTTGAAGTAAGAATTAAAACGACGCCTCTATCCAAATTAATATTTTATGGCGCACCATCGAATGTAAGTGCATCAATAAGAAAGATTTCTCTAGACGCTGAATTTATATACGTTGCCGACGAAGAGAGGAACTTTTTAATGTCCAGACCAATTGAGTATGCTATCACACAACTTCAGATGTCACAATTTAAGATGAAAGCGGGTGAGACAAAAAAGGGTGTCATGTTAAATTTTAAACACCCCGTCAGAGAGTTATTTTTTGCGTGTACACCGGACAGCTTTACTATTACAGCTAATGCACCAAATGCGTATACAACCATAAAGAATGTCGAATTACGTTTTAACAATCAAGTTGTATTTGACAACGATACAAAATTCCTTGTGTATGAACAGGCGTTAAAGCATCACACAAATTCACCGTTGGTTCTTCGTACACTTGCACCATTATTGGGTTTATTCACTCTCAAATCTGATTTTGGAATGTATAGTTTTTCGTTACACCCGGAAGTTCATTATCCAACTGGGCAAGTAAATATGAGTCGCATAGCTCACAAATTATTCACAATAGAAATAGAACCATCCAACTTAACATATGCGAACGATGTACGCGTCTATGCGGTGAACTACAATATTCTTCGTTTTGAAAGTGGATTAGCTGGTTTAAAATTTTAGATTGTTATATTAGTAATGGCTGGTCGTGTTCAGCTCGAAACATTTGGACCTCAAGACAGGTTCTTTACACTCGACCCAGACTATACACATTTTCTCCAAAGTTTTAAGAGGCATTCAAACTATTCAACAGAATATGTTTACATGAAACCAGAGAATGAAGCCGACTTTGGAAAAAAAGTAAAGTTTACGATTCCCCAAGATCAGGGTGACCTTCTTAAAACATTGAGTGTTAAAGTCAAGTTACCAGCTTTGACATCACCATATAATATTGGTTACATTGAATCCATTGGTCACGCCCTCATAGAATATGCTGATATCATCGTGGGTGGTGAAGTTATTCAGAGAATCACAAGTGATTATTTACAAATATATTCAGAACACAACTTTACACAAACAAAACAAAAGGCTCTTGAAAAATTAATTGGAAAATATTCGTTGAGAACATCAGCGGTTCGAGTTTCTGACCCAACTATTATAGGTTTCCTTGGTAAAGCCACAACTGAACAAGACTACTTTATAGATTTACCATTCTATTTTTACAATAACCCCAAACTTGCCATACCTCTTTGTGCCATCACGAAACAGGAAGTTGAAGTTGAGATTAAATTGAGAGACTACACAAATCTTATTATTGATACATCGGATGGAACATACAAAAATCTTACATACACACCAAAAATAACAGATTTCCAATTATGCAGTGAGATCGTTTTTGTAGACATATGTGAACGTGTAAAGATTAAAACTTCAAAGCATGATTACACAATTACACAAATTCAACAAAATACATTTGACATTCCGGAAAATGTTTCTACGGGTAAATTCAGATTAAGTTTTATAAATCCAGTGAAGGAATTGTATTTCGTGATTCAACTACAAGGTGCTTCGCCATTCGATTATGATAATACATTATCGGTCTCGAATAACAAATTGGTACTGTACGAAAACTTGAACTATCTCACACTAGACTTGGATGGTGAGCCAATAATCACAGATGAAACTGGAAATGTTATATTTTTGAAAGCCGTTCAGGGTGCAATTCATCATTCAAAAACACAACTCATTCGTAGATTTTACTCATATAGTTTTGCGTGTGAACCAGAAAAGTGGTATCCCACGGGGCAGGTTAATTTCAGTCTCGTGAAAGAGCAAATCCTCAACCTAAGTATGACACCTTGCATCTCTTATGCAAGACAACTTCGTGTTTACGCGTTAACGTATAATATCCTTCGTGTACACGGGGGAATTGCTCAAACACTTTTTAATTCGTAATAATAAAGATGATGAAAACAGGATTCGGTGAATCGTCAGGAGAATACGAAAACGCTCAAAGTAATGCGCTCATTGGCATCGTCACACCAGTGATTGAAAAGAGTTTAATCATTGCGTGTCAATATTGTAAAGCGTGTGGTCGCACAGCTGTGACAGCGGAAGATATGGAATATGCCGTTAAGTTTTGTGTCATGCACACTGTGGGAGAAAGTATCGGTTCCATCGTTCCAGAAATATACGATGAGGAGGAATCCGATGAGGATGATATTGAAGAACTTACGGAAGACGAATGCCCCCCATTCACCCGATACACAGGACAAGATCTAACGTTCACACGCGTGAATGCCGCATACGACCGATGGGATGAATGGGAACCACAAAACCCGGTGGAAGAGATGTTAAAAAATGCTATTAATAGTAATGAGTACATTGGAGCCGGAGGGGTGGACGATTTCTGAATATAAGTCATTTAAAGTTCAAGGGGACGAAGACACAGATACCAGTACCGATGGAGATTCTTCAGACGACGAGCAGTTGTTTACACAGACTAAAAAAACCATCGGCAAAAAAAAGTACAAGCGTATCTATGAAGAAGAATTGTTACCAGAATAAATTTTCCCAGTGTAATATATAAAACCCTCATCATGGAAAACGCGATTGAAACTGTCAACCTCGTGACTCAAGAATTGGAGACCCAATCCCTCAATGCGATTGTTGCGGGCTTCTCCTTCGCCGCGGCCCTCAGCTGGAACGACCTCGTCCGCTGGGTTCTTCAGCAACTTATCCGAGTTCCAAAGAACAGCGGTGCTCAGTACACCCTTGTCGCGGTCCTCACTACTCTCCTTTCCATCGCAGTGTACCTCACCATCTCTCGCATTTCCAAGCGCGTGAGCCGACCAGCTCAGCCAGTCTATGCGATTACGCAATAAGTTTGGGTTTTCGTTTCATAACTAAAAGAAGCATAACTCCGACAAAAACGATGGCAAATATAGCCGGGTAATTACCCCTACTATAAGGATTCTCAATTACAGGAATGCTTATAGGTGGAGGCAGAGATCGTTTCAAAATATCAGGGGAAACTTTGGGGAGACCCTCGAGTTTATCAGTAGAACATTCGACTTCAAATTTCAAAATATGATCTTGATTTCTGAAATCGTATGGAATGAGCCTTCCGTGACTCATATAGAAGAATTCAATTCTAATGTCTCGAACATACTTTTGTGTACCCGTGTGGAATTGATGTGTAAATGGATCATCGGCGTGACTAAAATTAATCACATCCGTTCCATTTGTTAGTATATGACCTGTGTAAAAAGGTGTCGACGAATATACATACTTGTTGAATTCATCCGACCCCGCACTGATTCGCAGAATTAACGAATTTACACCTTGTAAATTGATGGCACCGGATGATAATGTGTTACTGGTTGATACAGCATCACCTGAACTAAATCCCAAAACTTGATGTGGAGTTGTCAAGGGTGATACATTACTCGCGTATCCATTTGTTCCACTGTTGAATTCAAATACAAAGTTATTGTCCCCGGCACTTGTGTTTGAAAAAATGAGTGAATTTGTATCAGTGTCAAATACAACT